TATTCGTTCCTTCAGCCATTGTCAAGCTTAAACCAGTTAAAGATACATTAGCAAAACCTTTAGCTGTAATACTACCTACATTAGCAGATAATGATATTCCAGTCAAATCTACAAGAGTTACGGCATCTAAATTACCTACTCCAAGACCGGCTGCAAAACCTTCTCCAACAACGGTTACATTTGCCTCTCCAATAACCACTGTTCCAACAGCAAGAGAAGCATCAAATCCAATACCAGTAACTTCTGCATCTGGAGCCGGATCCACGATTCCTTCTGCAGCGGTCATTGCTTCACCAGTTACATCTACACTAGCTGTACCTGTAGCTGCTATTGTTCCAACATTAGCTGATAATGCTATACCTGTTAAATCTACTTGTGCCCAATCACCTGTAGCACCCCAAACAAATTGACCATAGAAGTATCGTCCCCAACCTTCTAAGTTATATGCTTCAACACTACCTACTGAAGCAGTGCCACCGATTCCTTCTAACATTGCATCAGGACCAGCATCTGCTGTTCCTAAGTTTGAAGTTAAATTGATTCCGGTAACAGGAACTTCTACTGCAATTAATTCAGTAGGTGTACCTTCTGTTACTGTTAATGGTATTCCAGTTGGAATTGGATTTACATCTATAGCTATAAATTCATCACCTAGTGAAACAGAACCAGATACACCGGAAACTAAAACGTCTCCTTGTATACCCCAACCATTTTCTCCCCAGGTTAATCTACCCCAGCCTTCGTTTACTTCAGCTACAGTAGTTTCATTACCTAATGATGCAGACGCACCGATCCCAGTTGGAAAGACATCAATATTTTCGAGGCCTGTTCCAAATTCACCAATGCCGTATGCGTTTGATCCCCAAGGTAATGACATAGGAAATTTCTCCTATGTTCTATTATCCAGAGATTCTTAAAATCGCTGCTGATGTTGTAAATGCTGGAAACTGAATTGTGAAAGTTCCTGATGTCGCTGTTTTATCTGCTCCAAAATCTAAAGCACATACAGCAGCATCTGTTACAGTTGCTGAAGTGTTATAGATTAAAGCTCCTCTAGCAGTCAAAGTCACACCAGTGAATGATCTATCAGCAAAGTCAACGATCGCAACACCTGATGCAATTGATGTACCATTATTTACTAATGCTCCACCGCCTGCTGCGTATTGACCAGAAGCTCCAACTTCATTACCAGTTGTGTAAGAAGTAGTTGCTGAGTTTAGAGTAGCTGAAGAAGTATAAAGAGCGATTTTAAACTTGTCACCAGTCGTTTGCGTGAAGTCATGATCAGCTTCCAATAATTCTTTTTTAAAAGAATTTGCAAGTGCCTGTGTTATAGCCATAGTTTATCTCCTTATTATTATTTTCCGCCGACTCGAGGAACACCTGATTGATATTCATCTCGTCTTCGTCTTCCCATTTGTTCTATAGAGAAGCCTTCTACCACTTGTTTATACTTTCCTTCGTATAATTGCAAGAGATCATTTGGCCCTTTTAGAAAACTAAATGCTTCAACTAAGCATGCATATAATAAGCCATTGGGAAAATTTTGACTTAAATATGTAGTAGTATTTGTACTCGATAATCCCTGATCTTTCAAGATATAATTTAATTGAATTTCATATGCAGAGTCTGGTGTAGGAGCTATTACTATTGTATCTTGGTCCCACATACTGTAATATTTTGGCTCTCCTGTAGCACCTGTAGAATTATATTCCGACATAAAACTTGTATCTCTATATTCTAAAAAGTTTCTAGTACTACCTGATCCACCATTTACTATTTGTGCAGATCGAACAACTAATAAATTATCAGGTGTATCAATAAATCTTTGATCAGCTACTAAGTCAGCTGTTGCATATCTTCTGTTATTATCCGAATCTACATCTCTTAAAATTCTAAATTCTGCATCAGATATAAATCCATCGACAATAGTAGATGTTAAAACATTACTATCTACTTCAGTGTAATCTCTAATTTTTTGTACTAATTCTGCGTATGTCATTATGTTACTACCGTTACACTTCCTAAACTAATTTTACCTTGTCTCTTACCATTAATTTTAGAGCCATTATCAGGCACCATACCATTGTTTGATTCAAATGCAAAGGCTCCCGGTAAAGTTAAATCTACTGTCATAAATCCACCATCTCCTGAAGCAACTGTAAATGTTTGTGGTCTTGCATTTGCTAAACCTTGTGGATCAGCAGGTGCTGGTTTTGGTTCTAATTGTGGATGCTTTGGTTCAAATTCAGATATATGAACTCTTGATCCATTCCATTCAATAACCATTTCTTTATATGGAAAAGCTTGTCCACTTCTATCAGAAATAAATTGTGCATATTTACCATTAGATCTAGACATTTGGATAATAATTTTTTGGGGTTGTATAATAATTTCATTTGTTGAACAAGTTGTGGATTAAATTTTTGTGATAAATAATAAGCTAAACCTGCTACCATACAAGGTACAAATCTATATGGTACATCTGCTTCATTAGAATAAGCTCCGGCATCCTGAATTCTGCTGACATAATAGTAATTTAAAAAGTTTCCGGCTTCAGTGGTTCCTGGAGTTAAATATAAAGTAATAGTTACTCTATCAATAAATCTTTGTACAAAATATTGTGATGGAACACCTGTAGATGTTTTATTTGAAAATGCTTGATACTCTGATCTATTTATTTTTGTAAGTGGTGTATCAATACTAGATGCATTTCTATAACTTGCTTCTAAAATATCATCAACACCGTATACAGCTGTTGCATCTGAAGTACCATCAGCTGTTGATCTAAACATTGTATATTCTGCTTGACCATCAACTAATGTAATTGAATTATTTTTTACTTGCCAATAATGCAAACCTCTATTTGCCCATTCTTGAAACATTATGTTTAAAGAACGTCTTGCAGTTTTTATATCATTACCAGAATAATCAAATCGACCTACACGTTCGTAAGCTTCAGTAATTATATCATCAATATAAAAACTTGATTCAAAAGTTGTTGTTCCAGAGGTTGCCATTGATCCTCCTATTTATCAATCAATACAGTTGCTTTCGCACTTGTTATTGCACTGCAAGTCATTCCACCTTTAAATAGAATTCCATCTTCAGGCATGTTAAATGAAAAAACATCTCCTGGAGGAACTTCTGCTGTGAATTGAGTTCCAGATTCATCTTGTAAAGTTACAGATCCTGTATCAGTTGTAGTAGTTGTATTAGAAAGAATAATTCCTCTAAGTCTAGTTCTACCAGCGAATACTTGTGCTGCTGCTGTAATCTGTACTGCTTTTACATCACCTTTAGCTGCCATAGTTTATCTCCTTAAATATTATTAAAGGAGCCCCGAAGGGCTCCATAATTAATTAACTTGCTGTAATGTTAGTACCTGTAATTATTTGTTTCCAATCTGCACCATCAGAAAAAGCGTAAACAGAATTTCCTGTGTATCCATTAGAAACATAAATCATAACACCTTCATTACCAACTGCACTTAAAGTTTCACCTTGTCTTGGACCAGATGCAATAGTAACAGTTGAAGTATTTGAACCAACAGTCCAAGCAACGCCACCACCTTGTGCAGTATCACTTGCAGTAGAGTTATTATTTGCTCCACCGATGAAACCATTGAGTGCAACGACTGGTCCTGTAAATGTAGTTTGTGCCATAGTATATCCTCCTAGTTAATTCCACATAGTCTCTAGGCCGTCGACTATACGCGTCTATGTAGAATATAATTTATGTATAGTGATTAATTTATATACTAGATTTTAGTAGAGTGCAAGAGATCCCTAGGAATGATTGACGTTTTCAACGATGTAAAAGTCCCTAATTAACCAGCGTAAAGATGAATCTCACCATCTCTAGGATTGGTTTGGACTTGCTCTTCTTGTTGTCTGATTATTGATCTAATCACTGTTTTGATCTCATCACCAATTACAGACATTTCAGCGGTAATTTGTCCTTTGTTTTCAAGAAACAACTCGTTCCATCTAGACTCGAGTTTCAGTTTCTTCGCGAACAATACCATGTTGTCCTGAGCCATTTGTAACCTCCTCATAGGTTATGTAAAAATCATTTGCAGTACTATTGTATTGCAGATCATTTTGTTCCCATTTTATATCAGATTTTCCTAGAAAGTCAATGATAGGTTTGTTTAGCTCGTCCGCATCATTTATTTCTTTTTCGCTTTCGATTTCAAACTTTGTTTGAAGATTTTTTGTAAAAATTTTAACTAAGTATTTATTCATGGTTTTTTCTTTCTATATTGTAAATGAGGCGGGATTGTGTCCCGCCTCAAATATTTTAATTATTATGCACCTTCAACGCCGAAGATACCTCTGAAGTCAGATACGCCGAAGCTGTATCTTTCTCTAGCTTTGTATCTTACGTTACCAGTATCAAAATCACCTTCCATTGCAGTTTTAATAGCTGCTCTGTCAAAGTATTTCATACCATTTGGCACGTCAGTGATAATGTAGAACGCATCTGGATCTGTTAGGAAGTTGTTCACTCTGTAACCTTGAGGAACCATTCCCATAGAAACGATTGCGTTGATATCATTATCAGCAGTTCCAACTCTACCTTGAGACTTCATTAATCTCTCAGCTGTAAATTGAAGCTCAGAAGGAACGATCATTTTCACTCCTCTTGCAGCAATTTTAAGACCTCTTTCGTCAGTCATTGCAGCGATGTCAATTAAAGACTGCTCCAATGAAGTTTCGTTTAAGTCCGCTTGAGTTGTTAAAGTGTTTTTAACAGTACCTGCGATTGTTGGGTGAGCAGTGTTAAATAAAGAAACACCATCACCTGAATCGAAAGCATCGTTAGTTGGTAGACCGTTAATTAACGGTGCAACTGCTTTAACTTGTTTTGTGTTCGCCATAGATCTAGCTAATGCTTTTGTATATCTACTAGCAAGTCTGTCATACAGGTTATCTTCAATCGCTTCTTCAGTGATTGAAAACGCTAAAGCTACAGTCTCGTGAGTGTATCTAGCAGTGTATGTCTCTTGAGCATTGTCAAAAGTCACGCCAGCACCTTCAGACTTAGTCTGTGCTTGAGCAAAACCTGATAACATAACTTCTTCTTCAAACGCTCTGTCTGAAGATTCAGTAGTGTATATTTCAGCATGCTGATTCTCATAACGTTTATATTCCAGACCGAATAGAGCATTCAAACCTGGTTCTAGTTCTTTAACTAGTTGTCCTCTACTTATCGCCATAGTTATCCTCCTCTATTAGATTCCATTAGCAGAATTTAAAACATGCTCATTGATATTAACAACAACGTTAACATTAGCCGAAGCTGTGTCGTTATTGTCAGGATCTTTTGAGATGCCTATAATTCTTAGTTGAGCGGAAGCACCTGAAGTCATAGTTCCAGATATTTCAGTTTTTGATACGTAGTTTGCAGAATCACCTTCTGTGTACGCAATATCAGCTACTAAAAAGATATTAGCACCTGTAACTGAACCCGCAGATTGTATTTCGAACCTTTCATAAGGATCGTCAGCAACAAAACCGACAATATCAGTAGCTGCATTAGATGCATCTAAGTGATTTGCCCATGTTGGTTTTTTAGTTGTTGAATCAGTATAAAAGATACCGTTTAGTGAACCTAATAGTAAATCACCAGCAGCTGCTACACCTACAGTTCCAGTAGCTAAAGCAGTTACCGGATCTTGGAAGTATATAGCAGTATCATTTGCTGCGATACTATATTCACTTAAACCTTGGTTGTCTTTATTCTGTCCAACTTTTCCGATCGGTCTTAAACCGAACGCAGCGTCTTTATTTGCCATAGTAGTTGTCCTCCTTAGACATTGTTAGTTTAAGTGTCACTCTGTTGGATAGGAAATCTGTAATTAGGATTTCTTCGTACCACCAAAAGTTACACGACTTTGCCTATCAATATTGATTGGCATACTTGGGTGCTGTTCCTTCATAAGATCGTTGTCTACTGCCTCAACGTTTTCCTGAGCTTGTTTTTTATAATAGTCAGAACGTTGTTTTGCGATCTCTTCCGGTACCCTTGCCAGCACAAGGCCGCCAACTCCGATCACTCCCTTGTATTTTCCGTCTTCTACAATTGGATAATCAGCATCTGGATATTCATCAGATCTAACTAATTCGTATCCTGATCTTATTCTTCCTGCGATATTTTTCGTATCTTGGAAGCCAAGACTTTCTGCTCTAATCCATCTATGTACAAAACCTGTTGGAGCAGGGGGTGCATCTAAAGATGATGGTGGAGACCAAACTTTTGGTTTAGATTCTTTTTCTCTAGTTTGGCTCGCACGCGAGGTTCTTTTATCGTTATCGTTTTCCATATGCTTATACCTCCTTCGTGATTTTTAGTTGTTTCGCATATTCTTCAAGTGGCACACCTAATTTTTTTGCGATTGCTACTTGTGATGGTGTGAGCCTCACAGTTCTGCGACCAGTATTTGTACTTCGCTTCGCACTAGCTACTGTCTGTACGGGTTTGGTCGAAACTTCCCCTTTGGTATCTTCAGTTGTACCAAATTTGTGGGGGAATTCAAGTCTTATTCTCTTATCTATCTCAGAATAATACTCATCAGATTGGGGGTCATAACCCTCTTGTTCTGTCAACTTTTTATGTAGATCAAACGCAGTATACGTCATAGCCGTATCTTGTCCAAACCATGAATTTTTAGCTGCCCATTGTTCAGCTTTTGGATCAGGTGTTGGATCTTCCTGTTTTTGTCTATTTAAGTTGATTTCAGGTTTAACCTCTTGAGCTTTTTTAGCATTAAACTCTTCTTGAGCCACTTTGGTCTCTTCAAGTTTTGCTTTTTTATAACCTAGCTCAGAAATAGCAGTTAAAGCTTCTGACTCCGCTGCTAGATCATTTGCTTCTCTAGCGGCTGCAAGTTTAGCCTGTGCTGCTTGGATTCCTGATGTAATGCTGTCTTCTGTAGACTTCAGGTATCCTGGTTCAAGCTTCGAGATTTTCTGTTCAGCTTGCTCTTTTAATTTAATTTGAGCTTTAGCATATTCTGCAGCTTCATCAGCTTGTCTCTGTGCTTCTCTCCATTTATGAGTTAGTTTAGCTATTCTTCTTTGTACAGATTCACTGTACTGTTCTAATTCTTTTTCTTTCTCTTCCTTCTTAGGTTCTTCTTTCTTTTCTTCGGATGCAGTTTCCACTGTTTCAGTACTGCTTGTCTCAGTAGATTCAGCTGTTGCCTGTTCAGTATTTTTTTCCTCTGTTGAATTATCTAATTCAACTTCAGTATCAGGTCCAGATGTATCTATGTCAACTGTTTTGTTTTCTTCTTCTTGCATAGTTTCTCCTATGGTTAGTATTGATGAAGTATATCTTCAGGGTTATCGATGGTTGCTAAAACTTCATCGTCATTTAGCAATCTTACTTCCCCACCATCTATCTGGATTCTTGATCCAGCGTATCTTGCAAAAATTACCCAGTCACCTTTTTTACACCAAGGTCCTTCTGGAAATTTTTCTTTATCATAACAATGTGGACCCATCGCAAGAACTAAACCACAAGTAGATCCTACTTGTTGTCTCTCTAAAGTTTCTTGTCCAAGAAATAATCCACCTTTTGTTTTTTCTGGCATTTTAAATGGTAGTACAACCATTCTCCATCCAGTAGGCTGTGGTAATTTATTTGATTCTTTTGTTTTTAAACGTTCGTAACCATCAACTTCTTTTTGATGTGCATCTTTATTTTGTTTTTCGTATTTATCTAATAATGCAGATTTAGTCTTTGGGTTCTCCGAATCGGACGACGTTTGTGAGGTCTTGTTCTCTTTCAGTATCATTTTTTTGCTCCTTAGGGTTTAGCAGGTTAGAGATTTCCTGTGATATTCTTAAATAGGCATGTGCCTGTCCCATCATATACTTGTATTTTTCCATATTGTCAATACCACCACCGATCATGTTATCACCGATTGCTTGATAGGATTCTTTAAGATATTTTTGTAGTTTATTTAGTATTACTAGTTCTTCATTTAACATCAGCTATTTTACCTTTATTTGTACCTTTCTTGATTACATATTTCTGTGTGCCATGCGCACCAGTCTCTACTTCTTTACGAAGATTTTTAAATAAGCTTTGTTGCTTACTTTCTTTTTCTTTTTTTTGAAGAAAAGATTCTATTGTTTTTGAGTCTCTCATATTGATTAGGTATAAAGGTATCAAAAAATTTGTCAATAGCACCAAAGAAAGCGTACATAAATCTATCAAACATTAGCAGTTCCACTTTCTTAAAGATTTATTAATTCTTGAATTAGGATCCCTTGCAGTCTTAGCAGAAGTTAATCTCTTCTTCATGCCCTTCATTCTAGCACAAAATGACTTACGTCTTTTTGCAGCTTTAGATCCTTTTTTTAATTTTGATGGTTTAGTTGTTACTGCTGTTTTTAATTTTGATCCAGGATTAGCTGCTCTATAAGATGCAACGCCTTTTTTGTTCAGGCCTCCGGACTCTGACTTACCTTCTTTTCTAGTCCATGCTGGTGATTTACTTCCTGATCTAAAACTTGTTCTATTCATACCACCTTTAGAGTTTAAAACTCTAATTTCTTTAACAGGAAAATCTTTATCTTTGGCATAATCACTTATAGATTTAACACCTTCTTTAGGATCAACTACAAAAGTTCTTTTGGTTGGACTAGGTCCTTTTTTTGCATATTCAAAATTTTTATAATATTTACTACTCATTATTTTCTCCCAAATGTTTTTACGTTAGTTGGCTTAGGGCCAGTGTTCCGGGCTTGGCGCTTTCTTCTGACAGCACTCGCCTTTTGCGACTTTGTCATCGCTGTGGCTTTTGCAAGTGGAACGCATTTTGGATACTTCCTCTTGCTGCCCTTCGATCTTCCGCACGGTTGATATTTTCCTTTCTTCTTTGGTGCTCCGATGTCTACCCATTTTTCCGCTACCCATTTTCTTAAACCACCTTCTGCAAAATTTCT